GATACTGCTCGTAAGCAAAAGCGTAAGCTAACTTACATCAGCAATATCTACGTTGTAAAAGATCCAGCAAATCCTGAAAACGAAGGTAAGACATTCTTATACAAGTATGGTAAGAAGATCTTTGATAAACTCACAGCAGCAATGCAACCTGAGTTTGAGGATGAGGAAGCAATCGATCCATTCGATTTCTGGCAAGGTGCTAACTTCAAGTTGAAGGCAAAGAACGTTGCTGGTTATCGTAACTATGACTCTTCTGAGTTCGCTGCTACCAGTGCTTTACTAGATGATGACGATGCGATGGAAGCAGTCTGGAAGAAGGAGCATTCCTTAGCAGAATTGGTTGCTGCCGATCAGTTCAAGTCATACGATGAACTCAAGACTCGTCTTGGTTATGTTCTTGGTAATAAGCAAGTTCGTAACGATGCTGAAACTGTAGAGCAAGAAGTTGAAGATGTGAGAGCATCTGCCCCTGTTGCTGAGACAGTAGAATCTGTATCTAAAGCATCTGCTTCAGATGATGACGATGATGCATTATCATATTTCGCTAAATTAGCTGAAAGTTAATTTAAGAAAAGAGATCAAAAGACTCACCTTCGGGTGGGTCTTTTTTATGCCATTAAGTTATTATTTTCTGTCGTAATTAGGGTGTTTGATATGTATTGACTATTTCTATCATATTTCATTATTCTCTCATGTTCATTAAGGAACATTTGTAGGAATGATCTTTTTAGTGGTCTTATTTCTCTTTTGACTTCATTTTTTATAGTTTCATAATCAAAATTGGAAATACCTACAATTGGTGAAATCGTTTCTCCAGTATATGTTGTAGAAGATCCTGATTCATATTGAGTTCCGCTACCAGATAAGTGTTTATCTGGATCTAAAGTTCCTATAGAGGATGGATTTGGTCCAGACCATTTATTTCCAGACCCACCATATCTTGCTGCAGGACCATCAATCTTGAAATCTTTATCTACTACTTGTCCTTCAGGTAAGATTAGACAATTATTTTCATCTCTAACTTCTAATGTTTCATAATGATGAATTTCATGCATTCCTGCAAGACCATATTTTTCTTCAACATATTCATATAACTCTTTACTGGATAGTGGCCATTGATCTCTAAGGTTGGTTATTCCACATGAGATAATAACTACAAAATCTAGTTCTGCATCACCATATAGTTCTTCCGCAACAGTATCTGGTCTTGCACCATCTGCTATTAAAAAGGCATTGAAGATATTTGATCCTGGTTTTATGGCATCTAATAATTTATTTCTACGAAAAAGATTTTTAATTACAATAAAATCTTTTGATGATTTTTTATGAGATAAAGGTGATTGATACCTTATATTTGGTAGTTGTCTTAAATATGCCATTAGAATCCAACTCCTGTAGATATATTATCATAATCTTCATCATATATTGGATTTGTTTCTTTAAATACCATTGAAACTTTCATATGAACTGGTGTAGAATCTCCATATGTTGAGTATGTTCCAGCACCAGTATAATTAACAGATAAATTTGTTAATGCACATGCTTTAAAAGAATTTAAAAATGGATGATCTTCTCCTCCACTTAAATATCTTAACAAGAATAAATCAGGTGAACTAAGATATAAACCCCTACCACCAGATTCAACTCCAGTTTTAGGAGCCATGGATCTTTTCAATTGTCTTATTATTTGTTTTGCTCTAAAACCTTCATCAACACTTCTTGGGGTAAAGGTAAAATCAAATTTAAATTCTCTTAGAGTAACACCATCAAATAATAATTCTTTATTACTGTTTAATATCTTTCCTAAAGCTCTTGACATCACAGTGTTTGGTGTAACATTTGCTCCAAATTGATTGATGGCAACACCAGCTATTGATGCTCTTATTGTATCTTGGATAGTTTTACTATTTGTTCCTATACCCTCAAGATCTGAAGTTCTAATCATATTGTTCAACATCTCTTGAGCTTCATTTAAGGATTTAAGAGGTTTATCCATTAAACCAGAAGCGAAATTTAATCCAGCCAAGGTAAACATATTCATGGAATTAGCATTCCATGTCACAGCATTACCATCATTAACTTGCTTTGGTATTGGTAATTCTACATAAAAATTTGTTTCAGTATCTTGTCCGCCAGTATATCTTTTATTACTATTACTATGTTGTTCATATCTATCATTTGCTTCAGCTCCAAAGAATTTTCCAGCAGTTTTGAGATCTATTCCTTTTGCTAAAGTCGCATCAGCTTTAGCTCTATCTTCGTCGCTTGAAATCTTATCACCCACCCATTTTCCCTTGTCATTTTGTCTCAAATTCACTTTACCTTGTTGAGCAGCAGCAACTCTTCTATTCTGGTCTGAACCAGATAGATCGAAACTTAATCCAGCACCTTTTGGTGGTGCTTTATATTTTACTGACTGTATTAATAAACTATCTTCATTAACTGCTCTTTTTAATGGATAACTTAAAAAGAATGAATTTCCATTTTTTTGACCACCAGTATAATGCGTCCCACCTACGTTTCCACCAACAGATTTAAGATCCCTAGAACCAAATTTACTTGCTAATTTTCTAATTCCTGAAAGCATTATTAACTCTTAGTTCAGTATTATCAGCTATTTATACGGAATTTTGCGAAAGGTATACCATCAAGATCAGAAAGTTCATTATCATTGATTTCATATAATCCACCAGGCACTTCATTCCAAGTATATTGCCTATGATCGTTCCAATGAAAATTGATTGCACGAAATCCCCATTCAAATATTGCAGTTACTCCTACTAAAGGATTTTGATCATACCTTATATTAGGTGTTTTGGGTGTATATACAAAAGTATAGAACTTTCCTACTTCAGGAACTTTTCCACCTTCATTTAACACACTAATAATTTCCATCATTAGATCATCAGGATCTTCTGTCCCGATTAAATTATCCCTTATTTCTTTAACTCTACTCATTTAATTCCTAGTTCTTTTTCAGTAACTACTTTAAATTCCCATTGACGATCTGCACACCATTCTCTTGCTTCTTTCCATTTTGCCTGGTTCTTAGCATATTCAAATGCTTCACGAATATATCCTTTAGTTTGCCTTTTTGGTTTTTTAGGTGGACTACATTGTTTTAAAGGTTTAACCTCAATAACATATTTTTTTATAGCACCGTCAGTTTCTTTTACCTTCATGTAGAAATCTGGAAAGTATCTGTGAGATCTTTGATCTACGGGAGACACATAAGGTATTGCTATTTCTTCACTTGCCCATTCTAATACGTTTGCATTCTTATCACAGTAAACCATAAATTTCCTTTCCCATAATGATCGAAATACTATATTAGTAGGATCACCTTTATATTTGTGAGGAAAAGATGGATAATACTTTCCTTTATAAGCCATCTAAATAGAAATGATATAGTAGAACTATTTAGAGTGCCAGCACCAATTCCAAGGAAAATATCCCAAATGATGCCAACTTTTCAGAATGTGGCACAAACTTCCAATTATTTGGTTCAGTTTGGTTTGCCATCTTTTGGTGGGTTGAGAGGGTTTTTGCAGCAAAAGGGGATAGATTATAGATTTCATAATAATGAAATAGGTCTTTTGTGTAGTAGTGCTTTTCTACCAGGATCTGCATTTGCTCCAGAAGTTGTAACAGGTGAATATCAGGGGGTAGTTGAAACTATACCTCATACTAGGAATTTTACTAGAATTAAATTAGAATTTTATGTAGATAATGAATATAAATCTTTGAAATTTTTAGAACATTGGATGGAGTATATTAGTGGTGCAAATCAATCTACATCTCCATTAGATGACGCATATTATTTTAAATTTAATTATCCAGAAGAATATAGATCAAACCAAACTAAGATAATTAAATTTGAAAAGAATTATAGGCAGTTTCTTGAATACACTTTTAAAGGATTATTTCCTTTAGCGTTAGATTCTACACGAGTTCAGTATCAAGAATCTAAAGTTTTAAAAGCAACATGTTCCTTTGCTTATGAGAGATATGTTTGTGGAGAAGCATCATCCAATTCTGAAAGATTGGGAACTATGATGAATAATAAATCTCAAGCAGCAGGTAGATTTGGTGGTAGTATTAATTATGGTTCTGCACAGGATGCTCTTAATTCTGGTGCTCCTACAGTAAATGAAGTTCAAAAACAACTTAAGTCTGAGGTTATTACTGGTGCAGAGAATTTTAAATTCAAACCAGAATATTTTAAGGATCCACCAGAATCTGATGTTTGGTATGATTTCCCTATTTAGAATTTAAAAAAACTGTCCTATATACATATATGATTTGTTATAACATATTATGCCTTTACCAAAAATTTCGACACCTTCTTATGAGTTGGTAGTTCCTTCTACAAAGAAGAAAATTAAATTCAGACCTTTTTTAGTTAAAGAAGAAAAAATTCTTATTTTGGCTATGGAGAGTCAAGATAATGTACAGATTGCAAATGCTATTAAGGATGTTTTATCCTCATGTATTTTGACAAGAGGAGTTAAAGTAGATAAACTTGCTACTTTTGATATTGAATATTTGTTTCTTAATATTCGTGGAAAGTCTGTTGGTGAAGAAGTTGAAGTTATGGTCACTTGTCCTGATGATGGTGAGACACAGGTTCCCACTACTATTAATCTTGATGAGATAAAAGTGAACATTAATAAAAAGCATTCTAGTGATATTAAACTAGATGATACTTTAACTTTGAGAATGAGATATCCTTCTATGGAAGAGTTTATTAAAACAAACTTTACACCTAGTGGTGATGTTAATGTAGATGATACGTTTGAGATGATTTCATCTTGTATAGATCAGATATATTCTGAAGAGGAATCTTGGGCAGCATCTGATTCTACTAAAAAAGAATTGAATGAATTTGTTGAGCAATTAAATTCAAAGCAATTTAAACAAATTGAAGAATTTTTTGAAACTATGCCTAAATTATCTCATACTGTTAAAGTTACAAATCCAAAAACAAAAGTTCAAAATGACGTTGTGTTGGAGGGTCTGCAAAGTTTTTTCGGGTAAGTATGGCTCATGAAGATCTTGAGTCATACTATAAGGTTAATTTTGCGTTGATGCAACACCATAAATATAGCTTAACGGAGCTAGAAAATATGATTCCGTGGGAAAGGGAAATTTACTTATCTCTTTTAAAACAATATATTGAAGAAGAAAATTTAAAACAGCAACAAAATGGCTGAACCCATTAAATCACCAATAGCATCAGGAATAACTGCCGTAAGAAATACTGTTTCTTCTAATGTTTTTAGTGGTGTGGGAAATACTGAGATTGATCCAGTATTTACAAAATGGGTAAAGACTAGAAGTGATGGTGCGGATGATAATGTACGTGCTCAAAATGCAAATACATTAACTAATATAGATGTACAATTAAAAAATATTAGTAATCAGAATAGTGTATTAACTAGTGCCTTACAGGTAATAGCATCAAATTTAAATGTAGCGACAGAGTTAGATAAAAGAAGAGAAGTAGCAAAGGCAAATAGAGAAAGGCAAGCTGCAGAAGCTGGATTGCGTTCGGGAAAAGAACAGCAAATTGAATCAAAAATTCAAATGGCACTCATGGCTCCTATTAAGAGAGTTGGTGCTAAACTTAAATTTAGTTTGAATAGATTAACTTCTTTCTTTGCTATTCTGTTAGGTGGATGGTTAATTGATAAAACTGTTTCCTTCTTACGAGCATTATCTGAGGGAAATCAAGAGAAAGTAAAAGAAATACGTGTTACTATATTAAAAGGTCTTTTACTTGCTGGTGGAGCTCTTTTCCTTCTTAAAGCAGGTCTTACAAAGATTACATTTACACTTGCTACATTAGCTGGAACTGTTGCAACATTCGGATTTAGGAATCTTGTATCTAGACCATTCCAAGCTATAGTTGGTTTTTTAGCTAAACAAAGATTACTTACTAATTTTAAAGGTGTTCAAGTTCCTGGTCCTGGTAGTGGCACTGGTAGTACTCAAGTAACACCACCAAAAACTGGTAATACTAAGACAGATACAAAAGGAAATACTAAAACTAATAAGGGACCAAACCCAAATCTACCTAAAACTAGATTCCAACAAGGTATTTGGACAAAACCTGGAACTTTGGCATTAATATTATCTGCATATTATGGACTTCAAAATGTTGCTCAAGGTAAAGATATTCAGACGGAAGTATTAGATCAAACAGCTGGATTTGGTGTTGCTGGTTTTACTCCTTGGATAACATCTGCGTTGGGATTATCAGGACCTAAAGGTTGGATGGCAAATTTTGTTATAGGTTCTTTATTATGGAATGCTGGATATAGAGGTAGAGCACCAGCTACTCAAAAAGTGATGGAAGCTTATGAATGGTTGACAACACCAGGAAATGAGGATAAAACTATAAATGACCTACCTGCAGATCTCCAAGAGGCTATTAAACAAGAATTAGGTCCTGGTGGACAATTAGAACAATTGGGTAAGGATTTGGAAAGTGGTGATATAATGCCATCTGCAATGTCTGATATAGATCCATCAGAACTTATAAAAGAAAAGGATAAAAATACTGAAAAGTTATTATCAAATATGATGGGTAGAGGTGCTGCTAAAAAAAGAATGGAAGCAGCAGAGAGGAAAAAGAATGAGGAAATTGAAGCTAAAAAAATAAATGATCAGAATATAATAGCAAGTAAGAATAAATCTGAAACTAAAAACTTAATCGATAATTTATCTAATTTGGATGAGGTTCAACCAACAATTATACCTTTACCAATTGGAGATAGTGAACAATCTCAAGATGGTAGTAATGTAGCTGCTGGTGCTCAGGGTGGATCTGTGCCAAATATATCTTCATCAAATGTTGCTAATAGTTATGTTTATCTTGCTTTGAAGCATTATCAGGTAGCACCAGTATAGTATGGCTAAGACTCCGTTAGTATCATCTGCAGATAGCCTTACTAATATAAGTAAGTCTTTAACAACTTTTGCGTCTAGCATGAGTAAATCTAGTCTTCTTGCTAGAAATATTGCAAAATCACTTAATAACGATAATATATTTAAAAAACAACTTATATCAGATGATGAATCGTTTTTTGTTAAAAGGAGACAGTCTTTTTTAAGAAGGAAGAGAGAGGAGGAGATAGAAGCGAATAATACAGCTTCTGCAATTAAAGGACCAGGAAAAGTTATAAAAAATGCTGCTAAAGGATTTTTAGGTCGTTTGATGGATTTCTTTACCTTTACCATGTTAGGTTGGGCAATATTCCAAATACCTAAGATTATTAAGGGTATTGGTGATTTGATTAAGAGAATGGGAAGACTTAAGGATATTCTTATGGGATTTATTGGGGGAACTGTTGAACTGTTTAATATTATGGCTGAAAAATTAGATGGTGTATTATCTTTTATTTTTCAATTTGATTTTGAAAAAGATAGAGATGAGATAGCGAAAAATGTAGATACTCTTAATAGAAGATTTGGTATAATGAATAGTGATCTTACTGCTGGCATTAATGAATATGTCAGTTATGCGGATCAAGTTGATAAAGAAACTGATGCATTACCAGATCCAGAAGATCAAGAGGAAGAAGAAAAAAATTGGTTTGGTAAATTTACTGATTGGGTTTTTACACCTGTAGAGGAGAATGATGGTATTGTAGATGATACTGATACTGATATTACAACTGATGAAGTAGAAGAAGTTACTGATGAGCTTGAAGGTATTACAACAATGGCTACTGGTGGACTTCTTAAAAAGGGAGAAACTGCGGTAGTTGGTGATGATCCTAGTGGTAAAGGAAAAGAATCTAAAGAATTAATTGTTGCTGATAAGGATTTACAAGTTATTCCAAATAATATTTTGGGTGCTTTGGAGTCTATTACTAAATCTGGGTCAAAAATAGACCCTTCATCCATGTTTGATAGTGGATCTATATCTTTATCGGGTATTAAATCATTAAGATCTACATTGAAATCAACTGCAGAAGAAATGAGACCTATGATGGAAGGATTTGTAGGATCTATGAAAAAGACTATGAAAGATGAAGGTATAACAGATTCTCTTAAGCAAGTTAATGAAACAATTGGTCCAGAATTAAAAGGTGTTTTTAAAGATGTTGAGAATAATTTTATTAATACACCAGAGGTTGAGAATTTAAAGGAAAGTTTAAAGGGTGTTGTTGAAGCTTTAAAACCAGAAAGAAAATCTCAAATTATTACGGTTCCTATTCCTACACAAAATTCTAATAAACAAAATATGAATGTTAATATATCTGAGGAATCTACACCTAGAGTAAGTCGTGGGGTAAATATAAAGGAGTATTATAAACACTTATCAACGTTAGTTACGGCATATACTTAAATGGCAGCATTAGATAAATCTATTTACGAAGAAATTATAATAACATCAGCAGATGGTAGTAAAACTGTTGATATTGCAATGGGTTCTTTAACCATTGATTATTATGAGGATTTATTTTCACCAGTTACAACTGTTAGAATGATAGTTGCTAATGATGGTTATACTATAACAGGTGAAGATGGAAATCTTCAATCTGTTTATAATGGATTACCTTTAAGGGGTGGAGAAACTGTTAGTATAAAAATTAAAGGAAATTGTGAAAGTAATCCAGGATTAGATTTTACAGACAGACCATTTTTTGTGTCAAGTATTGAAAATGTTATTGTTACTAGAAAGACTGAATCATTTTTATTAAATTTAGTTTCTATTGGATCAATAACAAATGAAACTTCTAGAGTTGGTAAAAAGTTTCCAACATCTCTTAAAATATCAGAATCTGTTCAAGATATAGTTAAAAATTATTTGAGTGATGAGCGTGATGTTGATATAGATCCTACTCAAAATAAGTATGGTTTTATTGGTAATATGAGAAAACCATTTACTACTTTAGTATGGTTAGCTTCAAAATCTGTTCCTGAAAAATCTGAAAAAGATTCTACTGCTGGATATGTTTTTTATGAAACTAAATCTGGATATCATTTCAGATCTATTGATAGTCTTATAGATGCTTCTCCTATAGAAAAATATCATTATACAGAGGTTATAAGATCTGATCCTAAAGATGATTATAAGATAATTGATTATAGAACATGTTTAAATGAAGATGTTTTAGGTAAACTTCAGAGAGGTGCATATTGCAGTTATCGGATATTTTTTGATCCTTTGACTTTTACTTATACGGATCCTGCTAAAGGTATATTTAATGAAGAGAATTATAAAGGTAAATCAAAGACATTAGGTAAAGAAGTTAATTTGCCAGGTAATTTGGGTAGTTCTCCTAGTAGATATATTACTGCGGTAAAAGATATTGGGACTTTAGAGAAGAAATCTGAGAATTATAAAGATGAAAATGCAGATCCAACTCTTAGTCAATCTCAATCTATGATGAGATATAATTCTATTTTTTCTCAACAAATGGTAATGACGATTCCATCGAATACTAATCTAGAGGCTGGTTCTTTAATTGAATGTGAGTTCCAATTAGCATCTGCTGAAAAGGATGGGACTGATACTGAGCAAAGTGGTCTATATATGATTAAAGAGTTATGCCATCATTTTGACAATTGTGGATCATATACATCATTAACTCTAATTAAAGATACATTTGGATCTAAGTAATGTTAGAAGAATCAATATTAAAAAGTAATTTTGTAGGAAGGGATGGATTCAAGTGGTGGATTGGTCAAGTTGGTCCTGAAAGTTGTCAAGGAGATCAGATAAATGAGACTGGAAATGCTTGGGGAAATAGAATTAAAGTAAGAATCATGGGGTATCATCCTCAAGATCCAATTGAATTGCCTGATGATGATTTACCTTGGGCACAAATTTTATTACCAGCAACTGCAGGAACAGGTGGTGGTGGAATGAATAGGTCAATTAGATTAACTCCAGGTGATAGTGTATTTGGATTTTTTCTTGATGGTGATGATGCACAATTACCTGTTATATTGGGTGCTTTTGGTAGACCTTCATTTGATCAACCATTAGGTCCTTACAAACAACCATTCCAACCATATACAGGATTTACATCAGAAAATCCTCCTAGTGCTTTTTTCGTTAATTCTGAAGTTGGTGATTGTTCTGGATCTCAGGTTATTTCTCTACCTGCAGATTTACCAGATAAATTATGTAAAGTTTTAAATGAGAAAAAGTTAAACAAATTTATTGGGGATTTTGGTGAGAAGATAGGTAAACTTAAATTTAATAAAGAGAAGTTAAAATCTTCTTGTATGGCATTGGGTAGAGTAATTGACATTCCATCTTCAAAATTACCTAATGCGAAAATCTGCATGACATTAATATCATCAGAAACTGAAAATATGATGAGTGATATTAAAAAGATAAAAGAGCAGTTTAATCCAGAGGCATTTAAAGAAGAAATGTCTGGATTGTTTGATTTGGAAGAAGTTCAGGGAGTTGCAGGTGAATTGGAATCTGCAGCAAATGAACTGAAAACTGTTTTTAAACCATTCATGGAATCAAAGGTATCAGAACTTCAAGGTATTTTAAAATCAGAAGTAGCAGCAAGAAAGGATAGTGCAGCAAAACATTTAAAAGTTTTAGGTGGTGGGATGGCTGCTTCTATAATGAGTAATCTAGAAGGTGAAATTGCTAGTAAGGCTAATTCTGGAATGAAGAAAGTAGGTGCTGCAACATTTGCTACTGTATTTGCAGCAACTAAGAGTAGACCCAGAGCAAAACAAGCTGCTATTAGAGCACAAGAAGCATTTCTTCCAGCTCTTAAGAATTTTAAGAAAGGTATGCCATGTGTTCTTCAAAATGTAACTGATGGTCTAGGAGATTCTCTTCTTGGTATGTTAGATGGTCTTGCTGAGAATGTTGATAATTTTACAAGTTGTATTCAAACACAATTACTTTCTGGTATAACAAATAGTATAATCGGTGGTCTTACAAAAGGTATTATGCCATCTATAGAAGGTATATCTGCACTTACTGGTGGACTTGATGTTGGAGGATTTCTTAGAGGTAAAGCTGAAAATTTATTAGACATTGCTAGTATTTTTGAATGTGAAGATTCTCCACCTTTAGATCCAATAGATGTTCAACAAATAACATTTGGTGGTGGACCAAAACAAGCAATTGATTCTTTGGTAGATGATATTTTATCAGTTGCAAATAAGGCAGATTCTTTAACTGGAGGATTAGTGGATGCTGTTCAAGGTTTGAGTATTGCAGGTGGTGGATTAGGTGTGTTTGATTTTATGAATCCAAGTGTATCTGTTCCTGGATTTAAGAGTCCACTGGGTGAATGTTATACTGGTCCAAAATTAAGTTGTGCTGGAGTAAAGATTAATATTTTTGGTAAAGGTGGTGTAGGTGCAAATGCTAGAGCAATATTTGGGAATAAAATTGGTAAGGGAGTAGAGGCAGTTGGTAGTATTATTGGTATTGATTTGAAGAGTGGTGGATCTGGATATATTGGCAATCCTTTTATAGAGATTGTTGATGATTGTGAACAGGGTTATGGTGCTGTTGCACAAGCAATAGTTGATCAAGATAGAAATTCTCCCACTTATCAACAAGTAGTTGATATTATTATGATATCTATTGGTGAAAATTATCCAGTTAAAGATGATGAAGAACCTGTTGTGGTTGATCATGTAGTTGTTGTTAACCCTGGAACAGGATATAAATCTGAGGATGTTATTGAAGATTCTTCTGGTAATGAATATAGACCTTTGGTCGATGCTACTGGAAGAATTGTTAAAGTTATATCACCAGATACTAGAAAAAATACTATAAGTGAAATTAATGATTTCCCTGAACTTATAATTAGAACTCAAACTGGTGAGGGTGCTGTGTTAAGAGCACAATTGAAACCAAGACCTGAATATCAAGGAGAAGTTAAGCAGGTTATCGACTGTATTAGTTGAAATAAATAAAAGGGTAAGGTATTAGAGTATGACAAAACAACCAAGTTGGCAAAAAAGACAGGTCGATTCTTTTGGTAAATTTAGAATTGAATATGGTTCTCCAACTAATCAGATGACTGGTCAAAGAGTTTATACTCTAATGGCAGAAGGCACTGGTGGAAATTCTAAATTGGGTATGAGAGATGATGGAAATTATGATATACAAGTTGATCAAACTATTACTATATCAGGTGCTGCTAAAGGAACACCTCCAAGAGATGGTAATGGTGTTGTAATTACTTCTGTTGAGGGTGGAATTTCAATTACATGTCAAAAGGGGAAACTTAGTTTAATTGCTGAAGAGATTGAACTTGTTTCTGGAAAAGATATCTGGTGCTCTGCATTAGGTGGTCAGATGGTTGTTAATTCAAAAAAATGCCATTTTAAGGTTAAGGATCTTGATGTTGATATGGGTATGTTTAGAGGTAATAATATACCAGGTGATGTTGTAGTTCGTGATGCTGGATTCTTAGCATCAGTTTGTGCAGGAACCGAAGTAAATTATCAGCAGTAATAACTAATGGCAGAATCAGAAAATTTTTCATCGGTAAATGATGGTAATAATCATAGAGTCAGTAATGTTGCTGAGTTCTATAATGATGTTCATGTTTATGGAAAATTATATGCTGATTTAGTTGGTGGATTAACTGGTGATGGTGATGGAACCTTAGAAGTATATAATTTAGATGTAAAGAATAATGTTAATATTGAGGGAGATTTAAATGTAGAGGGTCTGATTGATACAGACTATCTTACAGTTTTTCAAAGATTAAATGTTGGTGCTGCTGGAACTATATTCGTTGCTATTTCTACTACTAATGGTAGAGATGGAGAAGGTCAGATTGGAGGTCGTGTAGGTGTAGGAACAACTCAACCTGCTGGTAGATTTGAGGTTGGTATTGGTGGAAAAGGTTTAGATCCAGAAGATCCTGCAGATCCATTTGAATCTATTTTTATTATCCATCCAGAAGGTGGAGTAGGAATTGGTACTACAGCCCCTGCTGGAAAGTTCCAGGTAGGAGTAGATTGTCTAACTATCACAAATGACTGTAGGGTTGGTCTGGGAACAACTCAACCTGCACAAAGATTCCAAGTTAAAGATGGTACAGTTGGTGCTGTTATAAGTGATGCTGGACAAGTTGGTGTAAGAACCTCTATGTTCGAGGGGACAGAAGTCTTTAAAGTAAATTCAACAGATAAATGTTTTGTTATTACTGATGATGGTAATGTTGGTATAGGAAGTTTAGATCCTACTGCTGTTCCTAATTACAGTACTTCTGAGGGGATAGTAAAGCTAAACGTAGAAGGAACAGTTAAGATTGATAGAAATATTATTGACTCTGCTGATTCTCCAGGTGCAAATGGATATTACTTAGCAAGAGATGGAAATGGTATTAGATGGCAACAAGCATCTCCTATCAATCTTGATGGAATGTATGTTCAAGATGAGGGTACTAATCTACCTACAAATGGAACTGCACAATTATTCCAGTATTTAAATTTTGTACAATTAGATAGTCAAGGTCTTGGAGTAGATACATTACTTCCAATACCAGATCCAGTAAATCCAACTGCGGTTGCAAAGATTCAAACACAGGATCTATGGGGTCATACTAATAATGATAATGATTCTCCAATCTATAGGATGACGAAGGTTGGTATTAAAAATCAAAGTCCAGCAGTGGAATTGGATGTAACTGGAGAACTTCATGTAACTGGTGCTGTTGATTTTGATGATACTTTAAATGTTGATGGTGATACTACATTAAATGCCAAGTTAGATGTTGATGGAATAGCTACATTTAATGATGGTTCAGATTCAACAGGAACTACTTCAGGTTCTGTTCAGATTGATGGTGGTGTCGGTATTGTTAAGAAGTTAAATATTGGTGGTCAAACAAGAGTTTATAATACTACTGATGCTTCGTCTTGCACTACTGGTGCTTTAATTGTTTCTGGTGGTGTTGGTATTGCTAAGAAACTTTTTGTTTGTGGTGATACTGAATTAGAAAAACTTGTAGTAGATGATACAACAGATTCTGTAAACTGCACTACTGGTGCTTTAATTGTTAAGGGTGGTGTTGGTATTGGTAAGAATGTTAATATTTGTGGTGAAGTGGATATTGTTGCATCAACTCAATCAACTGATAAGGATAGTGGTGCTTTAGTTGTTGAGGGTGGTGTTGGTATTGAGAAAAACCTAAATGTAGGTCAGAATACGAAACTTCAAGGAACATTAGAATTAGAAAATCATATAATTGATAAGTTTGATAGTAATGGTGTTGGTGCTTGTAAAACAGATTATAGACTTTCTACCTTTGATACTGGAGTTGGTGTTGGAGTATCTTGGAGACCTTCTGGAGTTCAAACTAAGAGAACTATTTGGGTTACTAAGAATGGATGTGATATTAACAGTGGATTATTAGAGGGTGATGCGAAGTATACTATATCTGCAGCAGCAGCAATAGCACAAGAGGGTGATACAATTAAAGTTCGTTCTGGTGTTTATTATGAAGATAACCCAGTTGGTTTAAGAACTGATGTTGCTATTTCAGGTGAGGATTTAAGATTAGTTACTGTTGTTCCGAATAATACTAATAAAGATTTATTCCATGTTAGAAATGGTTGTTTGGTTGAAAATTTAAGTTTCAAAGGATCTGGTGGGACAACAACGACTCATCATGGATTAGCAGCAGTTGCTTTTCCACCATTAGTTCAATCAGATTGGGCAATAGGAGGTTATATTGCTCCTGGTCCTTCTAATGAAGGTCCTAGAGGAAGATATCAAAGTCCTTATGTTAGAAATTGCACTAACTTTATGACTGGTAGTATTGGAATGAAGATTGATGGAGATCATGTTGACGCTTCATATACAGGAATTAATGATTTAGGACAAGATCTTAAGAGTATGGTTTGTGATTCCTTTACACAATATAATGAGGCTGGTATTGGTGTTTCTATTACTAATAAAGGATATGCTCAGTTAGTTTCTATATTTACTATTGCTTGTGAGAAAGCAATCTATTGTGATAGTGGAGGGCAGTGTGATCTTACAAACTCTAACTCATCCTTTGGTAAGTTTGGTTTAGTTGCTGATGGTACAAGTGGTATTGAGTTTGATGGAAATTTAGTTGCTGCTATGGATCCAGAAGCCGATTCTATTGTTATTGGAAATTCTCAAGATATGTTTAATAATAATAGAACTCCTTTTGATGGACAGGGTGCATACTTCCATTTGGATATGGCTGATTATCCAGATACAATTTCAACTGATGTAATAACGGAACCAATGCAGACTATTAGATCCATTATAGTTGATAATGGAGGTAATCCTGGTGATTATGCTGCATCTGCACCTCCTCTTGTTACTGCTACATTACCTTTAGGTCCAGAAGCAATTATTGCTGAGTTCTCTCCGAATGTAAGTGCTGCTGGAACAATCACTTCTGTTGATATTATTGCTAGTGGTAGAAATTTCTTACCAACACAAAATGTTGTTATAAGTATATCTGGTCAAGGTAATGCACAATTAACAGCAGATATGGATCCAATTCTATATACTGTTGACGAGGCAACTACTGTTACCAATACTGGATTATCTACAGTTACCTTTAATGAATTTATTCCATATGGAGTAAAAAATGGTTCTAAGGTTGAATTTGTAAGATTAAGTAGGATTATTACTAGTTCACATTCGTTTGAGTATGTGGGTGCTGGTCAGGATATAAATACAGCTAACCCATTCCAGGCTGGAAAACCGATACCAGAGAATGAAGTTGTTGCCATTAATGGTGGTCAAGTTCCATTCACAAGTACGGATCAAAAAGGTAATTTTAGGATTGGTGATGGATTGACTATTGATCAGACAACATCTACTATTCGTGGTAGAGATTTCAATAGAGCAATACAAGCACAATTAACACCATTAATATTAGCATTAAGATAGTATGGCAATAGCACCAGTAAATAAGTTTATTAATGTTGCTGTTCCTGTGGCACCAGGAGTTCAGAAGCTTTATGAGGTTCCAACTGGAACTTCTGCTTTATTATTATATGCACAAGTTGCTAATGTTGCTATTGGTGTAACGTATCCTACAACTACTTTTTGGCAAAGAAGAACTCAAAGAAGCACTGGCAGTGTAAGTGATATAAGAGTAATACAGGATGCAGAAATACCACCACAGGATGCATTGGTTATGGTGGATGGTAGAATTGTATTAGAAAAGACTCCGTTAGTAATTGATAGTTTATACATTCGTGGAACACAGCAAGGTGTTGGTATAGTTACTAATGTAGTTTATGATGAACCAACAGGAATTGCTACAGTTTCTACTTTAATAAAGCATGAGTTTTCTGAGAATCAGAAAATTACTATGGGTGGTATGTGGTTTACTTGCCCAACTTATTCTGGAATTACAACTAACCTTTTCCCTAATCCACAAAGATCTTATGTTGTAGATCAGATCATAGGTAATGTTGGAACATCTAAAACATTTTCAATTGATATTGGTGGTGGGGGAGGAAATCCTCATGTTTATAATACGGCAATACATAGATTTGTAAGGGCTAAACTTCAATGTGTAGAAGTAATCACAAGTTCAAATGTTGCTGTAGGAACTAAATTTAATGTAACTAATGCATCTTATGAGGGATCTACAGGAGAATTAGAACTAACTATTGGTGCAAATACTCTAGCAAATGGAGATACAATAAAAATAGCAGAAAGATCCATAGTATTGACTTGTTCTATGGACAATCATTTTAGTGAACATGAATATCCAAGAACAACAGATCCTGTATATGATACTGCAATAACTCTCGCAGTTGGTGTTGCAAATGAATCAATTAGATTAAATGTTGGTAAATCACACGCTGGTGGTTTTGTTGGTCCATTAGAAATGGAATTGACTGCGAGTATCCTAGAGAATAGTAATGTCTAAGAGATATTTGAGTGGAAGGGTTAAAAGAACCCCACAAGATCAATTAAAAGATAATGAAAGGTATCTTGGATTAGAACAGGCAGAACCTAATCTTTCAGATCCCATTTACTCTGCTGGAGTTCCTGCAGGACAACAATACCAGTTAGTTGCTGTTCCTGGTTTTGAAGGTAAAAGATATTGGGTTCCTGTTGGTGGTGGATTAATTCCAGGTGCTATTAGTGTATATGATGAAGGAGTTCTTGTTAGTGCTGCAAGTAGTATTACCCAACTTAATTTTGTTGGTGCAGCAGTAACGGCACAAGTTGATGTTATGCATCCTTCAGGACATCCAGGTGTTGCTGCGACTGTAACTGTTATACCTGTTACTATTGGTTCTGATCCTCCTATTAATCCAAATCATGGAGAATTGTGGTGGGAAGATGATATAGGTGATTTATGTATTTGGTATGATGATGGTGATAGTAGCCAATGGGTTACTGTAGTTGCTAGTGGAAATGGTGGAGGTCCTACAGGTCCTCCAGGTCCAGATGGTCCTCCAGGTGCTCCAGGTGGTGGTGGTCCTAACGGTCCTCCTGGTCCTCCTGGTGCTGGTGGACCTGCTGGAACTCCTGGTTCTCCTGGTTCTCCAGGAGATGATGGTCCTCCAGGTGGAGATGGTCCTCCTGGTCCTCCTGGACCTGCTGGTGGTCCTCCTGGTCCTACTGGTGATGATGGTCCTCCAGGTCCTCCAGGTCAAGATGGAACTGACGGAGATGATGGATCTACAGGTCCTCCTGGTCCTCCTGGTCCAGGTGGTCCCGATGGTCCTCCTGGTCCAGGTGGTAATTCTGGACCTCCTGGTCCCACAGGTAATGATGGTCCTCCTGGTCCTCCTGGACCTGCTGGTGGTCCTCCTGGACCTGAAGGTCCACCTGGATCTCCTGGTCCTTCAACTCCAGGTCCCACAGGTAATGATGGTCCTCCTGGTCCTCCTGGACCTGCTGGTGGTCCTCCTGGTCCTCCTGGTCCTCCTGGTGGAGATGGTCCTCCTGGTCCAGATGGTGATGATGGAAATCCAGGACCTCCTGGTCCTCCAGGTTCTGCTGGTGCAATACCTACTGGTGTTATTACTATGTGGTCTGGTGCAGAAAATGCAATTCCAACTGGATGGGCATTATGTGACGGACAAAATAGCACACCAGATTTAAGAAATAGATTTGTTGTTGGTGCTGGAACTGGTAGTAACTATTCTGTAGATAATACGGGTGGTAGTGCTAATGCTGTAGTTGTATCTCATAGTCATACTGCAAATACTTCTGTTAGTGGTGCTGGTGCTCACACTCACTCTTTCTCTGGTTCTAGTTCTCATACTCACTCTTTCTCTGGTTCAGATTCATTCTCTGCTTCTGGTTCCCACTCTCACTCTTTCTCAGGATCGGCTTCTCACGGACACTCTTTAAGTTTAAGTGATTCTGCTCACCAACACACATCTGCTATTCCAGCACAAAATACTGTGTTTGGTAATTCAGGAACACAATCACTTTGGGGTAGTGTTACTAACTCTCCAACTTGGGGTGCAACTGCTAATGTTAGTGGTTCTGCTAATTCTGCAACGGTTAGTATTTCAGGTTCTACAAGTTCTGAAAGTGTAAGTGTTTCTGGTTCAGTTTCAATATCAGGAAGCACTGGTAGTGGAACTGCAAGTATATCTGGAACAACTGGATCTGGTGGTTCTGGTGTAAGTGGTAGTACTTCAATTGATTCTGAAGGTGTTACCGCAACTAATAAGAATCTTCCTCCATATTATGCTCTATGTTACATCATGAAAACTTAAAATAAATAAAGAGGTATATTAATATTTAATGTCAGGTCATACTCCCAGAATTGATTTTCCAGCTAATCCCAATGTAGGAGAAGATTACGTTTACGGTAATTCCATTTGGAGATGGGATGGATACGTCTGGAGAAGAATTCCTGATCCAGGTGCTCCAGGTCAACCTGGTCCTACTGGTGCTCCTGGTTTAACTGGTCCTTCTGGACCTTCTGGACCTGAAGGTCCTGTAGGTCCTCCTGGACCTGCTGGTGGTCCTCCTGGTCCTCCAGGTAATGATGGAAATCCAGGTCCTCCTGGTTCTGATGGTCCTCCTGGTATTGGTGGTCCAACTGGTCCTCCTGGTCCTGGTGGAAATCCAGGTCCTCCTGGTCCTTCTGGTATTGGAGTTCCAGGTCCAACTGGTCCTGTTGGTCCAACTGGTCCTGCTGGTCCCGATGGTCCTGCTGGTCCTCCTGGTCCTGGTTCAGGTCCAGCAGTTACTGAAGTATTTGTAAAACAATATAAAGAAGATGGCGTAGAGAGAAGTTGTGAAAGCCCCATCTTTGTAACTGGTGGAGATACTATTGGTATTGGATCAACAAGTAATGCTTATGGAAATAGATTTGCTCAGAACGATGATCCAACAACGGCTCCTGGTGGTAGTTGGAATGTTTGTGATGGAGATTTATGGTATGATTTAGATACTGGTGCTGGTGGTGGACCTGGACCTGCTGGTCCTCCTGGTCCTCCTGGTCCTGCAGGTGGTGGTCCTCCTGGACCTCCAGGTCCTACGGGTGATGATGGTCCTCCTGGTCCTAACGGAACTGATGGAACTCCTGGATCTGATGGAACAGATGGAACACCTGGAACTGATGGAACACCTGGAACTGATGGTAATCCAGGACCTCCTGGTCCTCCTGGACCTGGTGG